TCAAATATGGCTATCTGGTCATTGGTAGCAAAGCCATGATTATCAATATTAATGTTTGCTGGGTTTGCTTTGGTAATTGATTTAATGCTTTTACTTGCTGGGTTTGCTAACTCGAATGTATTTGTTTGCGAGTTAAATACGGTAAAACTGTCTGCGTTTAATTCAGTCATGCCCACTACATCATTAATAACCACATCATCTCCATTGCTAAAACCATGTGAAGAAGATGTAATAGTAACTGTCTGATGGTCTATTGTAACACTGCTTACTTGGTCTGTAGATAATGAAGCACCTGTAATAGTCTTAGCTGTGTTTTCTATGGTAACACCAGAATCTACAAAAAAAGCATCTCTTACTTTCTGAGAGAAATTAAATGATTTTAGATATACGATATGTCTTGTTGTAATACTATTGATAGTACGTTTGACTGATAAATATACTTGGTCTTCTGTACCGCTAGGTATAGATGTAACGCTTTCTACCACACCAGAATTACCAAACTGATGCTGATGCCATCCAACTGTATTGTTTGCAGGGTCATAGCTAAGACCTATCAATACTCCATCAAAGCGCACAAACCATAAGATAAGCTCTGGCTCTTGTTGCCAAACCATATCTGTAAGACCGCCTTTAGCTAGATGTTCTCCTAATATTGTTAAGTCTCTTCCCACTAGACCATCTGTATTCAAATCAAAAGTAACTTCCTTTACTTTCTCGCCACTTTTCTGCACTAATATGGTGCTTGCTCCTGCTCTAAGTGGGCGCACATTTGATGTGCCAAAGGTAGTTTCTCGTAATACGTTTACTGATGTAGGAGTAACCGCAGCCCCTTGCGTACCACCAGATAATGTAAACTCTGCACTTGTTGTAAGTATTTGTAAAAAACGTCCCGGTATTAAATGTTTTATAACATTTACCTTATCAGATGCTATTGTTACATTTATTGCATCATCATCGTTTGTGCCAGGGCTATGATTGGTGAAATCATCTGTTACAGAGCCAAAGATACTTTGTGGCTGTGCTGTTGTACCAGCAAAAAATAATCTTTCTTCATAAAATGCAACTGCTCTTGGAAACCCATTTCGTGTACTAAATGCGCCCCTTGACCATCTTGTTGTTCCATCTGTGGAGTTCTTTGGCAATACAAGTGTATTTATATTCCCATTTACAGAATTATTCTGCACGATAGCTGTAGCTGATGTAGCACTAGCAACGGCTGTTATTTTTACAAATCCTGTACCACTATGTTGGAACTGCCATGTATGATTGCCATACACCTCTGAGCCTGATGTATGAACAGGTGCTTGCGCTCCTGTTTGCTCATTACTCCCAGCGTCTGTTTTCTTGTACACATTGCCATTATGTCTAACTAAATCATTCTGTGAATAGGTATCAGACGTAGACCACGCGTCATGTTGCACTTCAACAATATCTCTAAATCTAAACAAAGAGCCTATATCAGATGATGCAAATAAATCGGCAGAAGCAGTTAGTGTAACTGTACCTGTGTTTGCATCTGATGTAATTGTTGTTGTTCCTATATTCTCATCTTCATAAGGGCCATCTACAAAACTCATATCAGCAAGTGTAAATGAAGTGGCCGTTGTTCTAGTAAGTTGCGCTGGTGCATGACTTCTGTGTGCTATGAACATTACATCTGCTGATTGTGCAAAGGTTAGTTCTTTTACCTGTGCTACTGTATATGTGGTAGTTATCTCAACTATTTTACCAGATGTACCGCCAGAGCCATAAGTTGTAAAAGCAGAGCTATTAATACCAGATAACTCAAATGTATTGGTTGTTTGATTTGCAACGGTAAACTCACGGTTATTGAGTTCCGTCATGCCTACAATGTCTTTGATAAATACTCTATCACCATTACTATAGCCATGAGATGATGCTGTAACCACCGCTGGGCTTGCTTTGGTAATAGCTGATATAGCTTTGGTAGCTTCTGTTAATATCGCTTCATTATTATAAAAACGTATATAGTTTAGTCCAAACTCTAATACATAAGATACAGGCTCTTCTGATGTGGTATCTGCACCAAACTCAAAGTTTACAAGTCTAACCTCGCCACCATCTTTTGATGAATTAACATAGTAACTACCTGTTCTTCTGGTAATACCGCCTTGAGGGAAGACAACCATATTCTGTAGGGTTTGAACACCAGCACTGTATTTCTGTAAGTCTACCCTTCCTTCAAGTCTTGGTGTTAGTTCGCCAGACTGGAAGTTAGTTACTATGGTTGACACTCGCGCCATATTATACCCTTACATCAATAAATTCACTTGAGGTCAATCTATCTGGTACACCTTCCATAGCATCCATTGCTTTAGCTTCTGATAATCTGGCTTGATATAATTGATATATCTGCCCTGATAAGGATGAGCTTCCTGTAATTGCATAGGCAACTTCAGAGGCTAGTTTATGTGCTATTGTGCTTGATAACAAACTGTCATATTCTTCTGTATCGGTAACTCTTGCTACATATATTATCTTGCAAGCTGTCTCATCCGATAATACTTTTCTTCCTTCTATTTTAAACATAACCTGTGATTCATATGCAGCTATATCTTGATTTATACTATCAGTATAAAAGGATAAAACACGTAAGCAAAATGGGTCTGTAGGAAGGGAGAACTGGCTTGTAAATCCAAATGCAGGTGCATCAGAATCTTTAGCTAATGATGCTCTGCGTATAGCAGAGTTCCAAGGATGTGAGCGTAATACTTGGTCACGCACTGTTGTAAATCTTCTGTTACATAATTTGGCTTCTTTGGAGTTTTCATCAAGGGAAGTTATTGTAGCTGCACCAAGTAAATCCATTGATTCATTACAAATATCAACAACAGAAGACATATCTTTTATCCTTTAAATTATGTTAGGGCAGTACCTTATCATGAGTCAGCACTGCCCCAAATTATTTAGTCTACGGCATATTCAATAATAAATGCCATGTCTCCTGCTGTTCCACCAGTAGCTGCAAAAGTAGCTGCTACATAAAGTGGTTCATTTGGGTCTGTACTTAAACCGCCAAGCTCATAAAGCTTTTGACCTGTTGTATTTAAGTCAAGAACTTCATAGCGAAGTTCAGCAACGGCTGCTCCATCTGCAACAGTAGTTGCAAGACAGTCCTCATCTACAACAGTATTGTCTAACTTATATAAGCCAACATTGTAAGTACATGAACCACCTAATGCATCTGTTCCAATCCTGATAGATACAAGATTAGCGTGTGATGGTATAGGAGCAAGATAAACTATATCATTGTCTGTGCTGTCACCAGCAGCCAATGCTACGTTTCCTGATGCTATTCTGATTCTTCCACCTAACTCACTTGCTGGATTAGCAACTTGAGGTAGAGCAAGATAATTTGCGACTAAGTCGGAATTTTTAGTTGTCATTTTCTATTCTCCTATCTTAGTCTGGTGTTTCATCACAGAATATTTTTACGACTTTGGACTCTTCCATCCGCACCGCACCAATATCCATGCAATAGTAAACTTGAGTTGCATACCCTTTATCAGAACGCTCATCAATTCTTGCAGAAACATCTTTGCCTATTCCAAGGGTAATACCATCCTCTGCCCATGCAAAGCATGAACGGATGTCATTTGAATCTACATCAAGGCGATTTGTCATGATAAATTCAAAGCCTAAGAATGTATTGATATCACCTTGAGCAAGAGCTTTTACAGTGTTGAAGTCTGAACTAGTAACCTGAGTTGTACCAAGTAAGTCTTCAATCTGCTTTGGCCCTACTGCAATGTAACGTGGGATAGAAGGGTCAACATCGTTTAAGTCCATCTTACGCTTTGCTTCAAGCAACTTGGCAATGGTCAATCCATCATTTGATGAAGCTGAACCTACCATGTTATTTGTTGAATCTAGCGTAGCTGAACCAGAACCTGTTTCACCTGTTGATGCTGTACCAAGTGCTGCATCGATAATAACATCATCCATAGCACGACCCATAGCAGCAGCAGCTGCCTGTGCATATTGTGATGTTGGGTCAATCAACATACGAACTTTATCTTGGTCATCAATTAAGTCTGCATATTCGTATGATGCTAATGATACTCTACGTCTTGCGTGTGGGGTATCAAGTTGCGGTGTATCACCATGTCGGCTAGTACGAAGCTGTGCTGTCGCTTTACCAATCTGGTCTATAAATGCGTTCTTACCAACAACATTTTCTATATTAACTGCGTCACGTAAACGGCTACCCTTTTGCTGTGAGAGCATTTGCACATTAGCAGAATATTGTTGCACGAACGCGGTTGTTACTTGTGAAGACATTTTTAACTCCTTCTTTCACAAATTGCGTTTATACTTTTATCGATGTGCTACCCTCACGGACACGCCTAGGCTTTTTAGTTGCCGTAGAACTATCGTCTATCCGATTGTCTTCAGGACGGTTTGAACCGCTACCCTTTACAACCCAACTCCAAAGCAACTCTGCTTTTTGTTCAAGTTGGCTTATATCTAAAATATCCCTATTTGCACAAGTTTGCAAGAGGTTACATATTAACTCGTTTCTAGCAATGATAATGTCATTATTATCCATGTATCATTTCCATTAATTCATTTACTCTATTTATGGCTCTTTGCCTTCCAACATAGTTCTTTTTATCTGTGTATTCTGGAGAGTTCATAATAGAATTAACTTCTGATTGTGCTTCATTAGGTGTAAGTTTACGTGTTTGTGTTGCATCTGCAATTGTATCTTCACTAGTAGAAGAGCTAACAAAGTTAGCAATTTCAGAAAAATACTTTATAACCCTAGGGTCATCGCCAAACTTTAACCCACTAGATAGTTCTAATTCATAAATATCAGAGTCTCCAAACTTACCAAGCAAACCTTTAACACTTGCAAGTTTATCATCATAAGCCTGACCCCATTCTTTTTTTAACCCGTTAATGGTTTCTTCTTTTAAAGTTTCCTGTTGTCTGCTTACTTCTTCCTGTGATGTGCTTACAGTGGATTTATAATATTCCATAACACCACTTACCTGATTAGGTGTAAGATTAAGTTTATGTGCTATGTCTCTGAAATTATTAGCAACTTCTTCTGTTACTACATTACCATCAACAGCAACTTCATACTTATCGGATGTTTCTGGTACACCTAGATACTGATGTATTTTAACAAGCTGTTCTTCAGATGGGTTTTTGGGAGCAGCTAGTTTATCTGCGCCTATAAGTTGTTGTGCATTTACATAGGATTTAGCCAGATTACCTACATCTTTTATGGGGGATAGACTTGGATGTGAGCGTAATTCTTCTGGCAACTGGTTTAAGAAATCGTTACCAGAACCGCCCTGTGCTACTTCTGCTGGTGTTTCTAGCACCGTTGTAGTTGGCTGGTCTACCTGTTCGACTATCTGTTCTTCCATTTTTACTCCTTATTAATCATATTGTTAATGTGTAAGAAAACAGCACGTTTTCCTTCTTCATAAGCAGATGCGTTAGCATCTCCTGATACATAACTGGTTGTCATCCAGTGACATCTATTTGCTAAGTCTGTAAATACTCTTTTGCCATTTTCAGATGTAAATGTTTGAGTGTACATATCTCTTAGCTGTTCTATTTCTTTTTGCCTCATATCTTGTGTATAGGCTTCATTCTCTAATGTTTGCACTTCTGTCATTTTAAAGATCCACCATAAATCCGTTACCACTGCCTAATGGCTCTACAAAAATTATGTTAGAACTTCTGTTTGTTCTAAGGTCAGCTTTAAATCCTCCAGATTTTAACCTTCTTTGTGCTTGTGCGCCACTTAACTTACCTTTTGCATAATCGTCTAATATTCCTTCTGCAAAAAAATAATCCCTATCTGACACCTGTTGCAAAATTGTTTTACCTTTTGGTTTATCTTTTTTTGCTAATTTTGACATTATAGTAACCATTATTTACTTACCATCCTAACTGCTTGCGCTGCTTGCGCGGTATCGGCTACATCCTGTGATAATGCTTCACGTTCTTGCATAGCCTGTTGCATTTCCTGACGCTGTTGCCTCATTGCATCAACTTCACGTTGAGATTTTAATGTCATTTTAGGTACACCTAGACTATCTGTAATGTGCCGCACCAAACCATCTGGGTCTATGTGGTCACCTACAGGCAATGCCTGTGCTAATGGCATTAATATTTCCAATGCCTTCATTGTATTATTAAGACTGCTTGATTTTTGCGCCATAGCCAATGGGGATACATATTCTATATCAATATCTCTTCCTTGTATTAATGCTGGTGGTTGTTGTAGCATATCTTCTCTTAACATTAATGCAAACACACGGTCTATTAATGGACGTAGCATTTCATTCATTAATCTTCCAAGAACAGGGCCAATAACTCTCATTCGCTCTTCTTGTCTTTGTATAACTTCTGTTGCTGTCATATTAGGAGAGCCACCAACAAGTATCTGGTCTACATAAAATGCAGAGCGAATAGCCTGTCTTCTTTGCTCTTCCATATTTAAGCCAACATTAGTATTGCTACCTGTATTTAATGGCGTAATCGTATCTCTTGTACCAGAGCGATAGAAGTTTAAACCACCGGGCTGTGTTCTTACAGGCAACATAAAGCCATCATCTGGAACAAGTAACGGTGGGTCGATTTGTTTTTGCGCTGCCTGAATGATTGTTTTACTCATTAGATTCAACATTTTAACATCAGGTAATGCCGTCATCGCAGGAGAACGCCCCATTATCTCACCTGTACTTTTTAAGAAACGAGGTACGATGAACGGCATTTCTTCAAAGCCACCTTCTGATAATATCATGCGTGATTTACTACACACATACACAGAAGCAAATGGCATATTTATATTATCACGTTTTGTAATATCTCGTACCATACGAGGTGTTATAATATGTAATATTTCAACTGGTTCTTCTGGATTCTTTTTAAATACTTTGGCTATATGGTCACCAATATTTTCTTCCCCAAATCTTTGTACTGCTGCTTTTGCAGAAGACTCATACTTTCGATACACTGTATCAACCATGCCATGTAGGTCTTCTTGAACATAAAACTCTGATATATGCCGTGTAGAACATCGAAGCTGTTTGTCTTCTCCCATTTCTACAAACATACAGCCAGTTCCAAACACAACTAAATCTACGTACATTTCATGCACTTCAGTTTCAAAGTTGGATTGATTAAATAATCGCATCATACGTCTTGAGGTATCTTGCAACCATTCACGTACATCATCATCTCTGTTTATATCTGTATCTTTAACATCCAGATGAAACCAAGGTGATGCACCGCTAGTCAGCATACCATGCAATGAAGAAGCTAATAAATCTACGGCTTGCAAAGCTGTGCCATCATATATTTGTTCCATCCGCTTTTCGCCTTTGGAACGCTTCTTTACTATCTCTGCTTTTCTAGGAAGCATATAATCTGCCAGTTCCTGATAATGGGTATTCCATGTATCTCGCTGGTCTTCAACATACTCAAAGCGTTTAAGTAATGCTTTTAATTCTTCATCTGTCATTTAATTATCGTGTTACTTGTGCCAGTATCCTGACCTAGTAATCCTGCAACAATGGTAGAACCTCTGCCTTTTCTGCCTACTCTTTGCCTTCTCATACCTTCTTCAGCAAGGGCTGCACCTAATTCCATATCTGGTTCTGGCGGAGGAGGAGGAGGCGGTGGTGGTGCTATTGTTTTTGGCGGACTTAGGAAACTCATTTTATTGCTCCTTACATGGCAAAAGGATTATATTCATTTACTGCAACTGTTTGTGGCGGTCTTACCATTCTTGTTCTTTGCTCAAGTCCAGTTGCAAGATATCTAAAGGCATCTGCCGAATGAGATGTATAGTCATGTCTTGGATGGTCACGAAACACTTTCTTCTTATCATCCCACTCTTGCCGGTACTGTCTTAACATATCAACACCATCCTGTGTTTTATCTCTATCAAAAAAACACTTAGGTAGCAACATCCTTGTAGCATTGATGCCATCAGCTACTTTTATTTTCGGAACAACCTTGAATCTAATACCAAGCGAGAAAGCCGTTTCCAAACGCGATTTGCCAGACCCAAGTTCTCTGACTTCAATGTCGTGGGGTGCGAGATGGTCACCGTATACGAAGTCTTTCCTGTTAAGAACTTCCGCATAGTGGTCGAGACCCACTCCACTATTCTCGTAATAATCAATAATATGTACCGCACCGCCCCTATGAACTTGTGCAAACCAAATAGCTGTTGCATCATTTATCCCCAAATCCCATGCTGTATGTACTGGCAATGAAGGGTCATACGGCACTTTTGTAATTCTATTATCATCTTCTGCTTCTGTTATAAGTTTTCCAAAGTACGCACCAATAATACTGGCTGTAAAGGAACACTCATATTCCTGTTCAAACTGCTCTTCTGTCATTTGCTTCTTAGCAGCTTCTAGTTCTTCTTCTTTTACAATACCACTCTCAGATGCCTTAACCGTCTTCCAATACCACTTGTCTGAACCTTCTTCACATTCATTCTTTGCTTGTTGCAGTAAATCAAAAAAATGATTATGACCAGCGGGAGTCCCTAAAAATACAGCTGCCCCCTCTCTGTCAGACAAGGCTGGTCGTACTACCTCCCCCCATACTCTTGGATTCTGCATCCCAAACTCATCGAAGATAGCCAAATCTAAATAAATACCTCTAAGTGCATCTGGATTCTCAGCAGACAATAACATCAACCTAGAACCATTGGGGAAATCTACCCTTAACTCAGTTTCATTAAAAGCAACATCAGGTATTACACTGGCATAATACTTTACATAATCCCATGCAATTCTCTTAGCTTGTGTAAAGGTAGGCGCAATAAATGCAACCCTAGGTCTTGGCAATGGACAAGTCAGACATTCCTTAATTAAATGATTAACAGCAAAAACAGTCTTGCCAAAACGTCTGTGCATGACTAAAACATTCCAGCGTCTCAGGCTGTTATGCATTTCAGCTTGAGGCGCACGAGGCTTATAAGGTATTGTTATCTGAGCCATCTGTAATCCAAGCAATGTTAATCTCAGTATCACCAGTCTTTAACTGCATCATAGCTTTAGCCTTCTCCCCAAAGTCCTCAGAGTTACAATGAGACTCTAACCACCTACTGTGCGTTCCCATCTCCCTCAATGCCATAACATCTACCTTGGCAGTACCAGTAACAGCCCCTACAAGTAAACCCTCATAGTTACTCCTAAACTCAGAAGAAAAACTACTCTTGGCTATCTCATAAGCATCCTTAATATCCTTATTATCATTTAAATACTGATAAAAAGTATTCCTACTAATACCTATACCCCTACATATCTCACTAACACTTATACCATCGCCTACCATACGTAATATAATATCTTCCTTCTTAGCTAACTTTCTAGGCATGGATACTCCTGACTGTGTGGTTGATAGTAGTATTTAACACATATATAGAGTGGTGCGCCTGTCTGGGGGTAATGGCTATAAAATATACCCCGCCTAGGCTACACATTGTAAATATATAGCATAGGCAATCGCGTTCTATACACATATGAGATTGTAATGTCTGTCTTTTGATAATTATACAAAACACACTCAACAAAATAACTATATTTAAACTACACTATATAACACGAGCTAATAGTAGCTCTAATAGAATAGGTAACTAATACCATATATAGTGTTGACACACAATACCATCCACAAAATATAGTATCATATAATTAATGTAAAATTATTTTACTTG